CTCACCGCCTCTCCCTTGTCTTGGTGGCTGTGGTGGTGGCTCACTACCTGCAACTTTAAAGCCCCTCTCTACCTCAAAAAAGTTCTTTAGTACGTCTACTGCTGGTAGGTCTGCCTGAGTGCGCTCATCACGTACTCTTTGACCATCACGATACACATTCAATTTACCATCTTCTTTTTTGAATGTAATGTTACCGTCTACCTCTGCAATAGCTTTCAATGCACGTTTGCTTAATCCGTTATACTCGGCTGGGATAGCGTTGTATATCTCATTCTCAATCTCTACAGTCTGTAATTTCTGCTCAAACTGTAACGCCTTTTGCTCTGCTGCTGTTAGGTTTTCCTGTAGTTTCTTTACCCTACCGTCTACATCTGATTTACTTTCAAGGTGTGCCGCTAAGTCGCTAATACCTTTACCTGTAAATTGTATATTGTTTTCGGTCTTGTATTTCTTTACAGCCATTTCTACACCTACTTCTTTACCTTCCTCATACTTCTCACTCTCTAGCTTGCGTAGCCCATCTGGTGTTAATACCTTTACTTCGGGTATATCAATATCTATATCCGTTTCGGCTGTTAGTGCGTCATTTAGTGCGGTCTTATCAACCCCTAACGCCTTAGCCATTTGCTCAATACTTTTTTTACTAATTGGCATGTGAATGTAATTTAGTTTTTGTATTTAAATGTGTCTTCAAATATTGCGTTGCCGTCTTCATCTTCCACTACTTTGCGTATGATAGTTTCGGGTATTGGCTGCCCTACTTCGTGCATCCATACTTTGCTATTTTGCGCCCTTTCATTCATAAACTCAACTCGGTAAGGCTCTAACATAATACCTGTAGAAGGTATGCCCTTGTCCTTGCTGATTAGCTGTACTTGGAACTCCCAATGTCTAAGGTACGTTGTTCCATCGGGCTTGCTACCCATGTTCGCTTTAGCCTTAATTTCGTAGCGGTCATACGCTTTTTTGTGTGGATTGCTCTTTGCAATTTGTTCGCCCATTTCGGGTGCTGTAGGCTCATACGTTGTATTGCCTACTTTCTTTGGTCTTGGCATGTTATATTTGTTTTAATTGGTTTCTATTTCTTCTATTTCGTTGGGTTCTTCTTGCTCTGGCATCTCACCTACTTTGGTTTGAACCCACTCCGTTAACTGATTAGATAAGGTTTCAAAGTTACTAACAAAATACCAATTTGACGGTAATGTTTCCAACCATTGCCCAAAATATAGTTTTTTGTAGTAATCTAATTCACTCCCCACAAATGCAGATTGTGAATCTAATACACTCATAAATGGTGCTGGGTCTAATTTAAACTCCATTGTTAGCCTTAGCCTTGTCATCTCATCGCCACTGTACTCACTATCAACCCATTGGAAATATAAGGTTTTCATGTATGAATATGACATCTTTCCTTGTATTGCCTTTTGTAGTTTCTCGGCTATAACATCAGGTGGCTCAACTAAGAACCTACGACCTAAATTAATCTCACAACCTTTGTAAGTATTGGGATAATCGAACTCACCTATCTTGTTAGTAATCCATGTTTCAACCCACTCTGCTGCATCTGAATACTTACCTAGCATGTCATTAACGGGCTGCACATCAATAAAGCGACCTGTAGCTGTTTGGTGGTTACTATCCTCAATCTGATTAGTCCCCCACGTGGCGTAGTGCGCTTCTTTGTATTGTTGCTCAATAGTGCGCTTCATCTCTTGCCAACTGTCAATGGCTGCCTCAACTGTTCCCCCTGGCTTATCTATGATTGGGTCATCTTTACTTTTTGGGAATGGTAGTAGTATTAGCTTTGATACATCTTTTTTACTCTCCTTGCCTGTACCGTTGCAACTATCACACGTATCACCACTTAGCTTACCTGTACCTGTACACTTATTACACCTCCCAGCATATTGCCAATTTAATGGAAAGCCATGATGCAACTCAAACATAACTAACACTGACCTACTACGTAAGTGCTGGTCCGCTATGTCTAATGTGTTGTTATCGGGAGACACATAAAACTGCTTAACATTATCCCATATATTACTAGCTGTAGCGGCTGGCACTTTACCATAGAAATTAGGGTATGTTTCATCTTCTATTACCGTTGCAACTCCATTTTCCCACTTAATTGTATAATCAAACGCATCATCTATAACACGATAGTAACCCGTAATCGCATTCATACGGTTAGTATTCGTTTCGCTGTAGCCTGTTAAGTTTTCGGTTGTAGTTCTGTTAGGTAATTTAAACACCACATACTCAAAAAATCTACCTTTGGGTTTAGGAACGTCCCATATATCCTGTGAACTAATGTAAGTAGGGTATGTGCTATCGTTACCAACTTCCATAAGTATTAAGCCCATAGGGTCATATTGGTACGCTGGTAGCCAAAATGTCTCAATCCACCTACGCATAGAATATCCATTATGAACATCTTGCATCTTAGCGGTGAATACTTTTTTCTCACTATCGGGTAAAAGGTAATTGATACTACCACCTTTTGCATTGAATATCTTATCAGTAGGTCTATGTAAACGTGAATAAAAGTCTACATTAGACGGTGAATATTTCTGCCTTAGCAGTAACAATCGGGGACTCTCATAGTAATCAAAGCGTTCTATTGCCTTATCTAGCCCTAGACCTGTCATGTGCATAGTAGTATGAGCGCAATACTTTTGGAACTCCTCTACATACCTCTTATGCGGTCTATCACGTAGTATAGATGTGATTGACAACTCCCCCCTTGCTGCTGTTAATGGTAATATCATGTTTGCAAATATAAGTAATTAATAATCACAACTAGAAATATCAAAAAATTCTCGGTCTTTACTCTCAAACCACATACGCATTATCAGCATATCAAGATAATCGGGTGAACGCCCTATTAATTCTTTCATGTAATCCTTTTTAATTATACGCCTCTTACGTTCATCTGCATCTACATCATCTGCCCTTAGCACTCCCAACTCTTCTATAATTAGTAACCTTTGCTCCTCTGTACACTTAATATATATTTCACGTTTATTAATCTTTTCCGCTAATTTATATGCACATTCTGACTTAATATTTGCGTATTCTTCTTTGTTTGTCGCACTGCCGCCACCATGAAACTCTTTACAGCCGTCTATATAACTGCCTACAAATGCACCTACGCCATCGGCATCAGCTATTAATCTACTATGACCTATACTATATCTATCCATTAGCCTAGTTATAGTAGCTGTGATACCTTTTGCTGTGCTCTTATCCTCACTTACTGCCACGTCACACACAAACCCATCCCATACACCCACTATGAATTTATCACGCCCTTGCATGGCTATATCTGCACTAATATACCTATTGCCATTAGTCTTTACGTGTTCATTTGTGAACACATCACAGATAGCATCATAATCACATAATACACTCGGGTCATCGTCATATTCCCAATTACCAAATAATAAACGTTCTTTTTGGTTTTTAGTTAATATACGTTTTAGATTATCCAAATACCCAGCAGGTAGCATCTTATTATCTTGTGGGAAAGCTTGTATAAACCGTTTCCAACTCTCTAGCTTACCACTCTTAAATGGATAATAATAATCGGATTTGAGGTAGTTACTAGCTGGGTTACAAGTCTGCAATAACTTCCCTACTAAATTATATACACCATTTTTCCACCTACCTATACTGGCTTGTAGGTTATTCTTTGCATCTCTGTGAAACTCCCCCGCCTCTTCAATCCAACCCCTAGTCATCTGCATAGAACCAAAACGCATATACATAGGGTCACTAGGCATGTAATCAGCACCTAATAAAAACACCTTAGAACCGTTGTATAATACAAAGCAGTTATCTTGACCGTTATACTTATACATGGTGTCTTTAATTCCCCAAATTCCGAATACCTCATACACTGAAGGGATAGTGAATTTACGCAAATCTGATAGGGTAGACCGTGCAATAAAGTAGTGGGTATCTGGGTACATGAATGCATCTCCAAATATGAGCGAACAGCCTAGAAATGATTTTCCGCTACCTTTACTACCACCATACACAATATCGGTCACATCATTATCTAACCATGCTCGGCATACATCCTTTTGCTTTTCGTTCCCTTGTGTGTTGAATACTAATTCGATTGCCTTAGTTGTAGCCATTATACTATTTTCATACCTGTAACTACGTGATTAACGTTGCCCTCATGCTCAACTGCTACCTTATCCCCGTACTCTTTCGGTGCAAGTTTAGAGAGTAACCATTTACGTGAATCAGTCTGCAACTTGGCACGATTAACCGCAGCACTGTTACCAGTCTTACCTAAATCACCGTCTAATACATCTCCGCTTTTATCGTCTGATATGCTCAGTATCTCACCAGCAAGTATAAGTAACTGCATATTCTTCGCACGTGCGTATTGTTCAATTCTTTGTGGTGAACTCTCTTTAAAGTTCCAAAAAGTTCCAACACTTATATCATAATCTTGCATTATAACTTGAATACCTTTAGAAGTATTTGAGGTTATCTCACATATTTGGGTGAATATCTCATCATTCATTTTGCCCATAACATATATATTTTGAGTGTAAAGGTATGTAAAATAGTATTCTGCACCAACCGAACCCCATAATCTGCATTTGTATGCAAACCGTAAAAACCCTGAAACGTACGCCTGTATTGTGTTTCAGGTGCTTTTATGTGTGTTTTTATAGGTGCTATATATTAGCATGCAACTAATAATCTTTAATAAGTGCCTCAAAGCCTTTGTAGTGGCTACTTATGTGTTTATTTATCATTGCATGGCTATGCAGTATATTGCCCTTTTATCACTACATTATTAGGATATTTGGTTATTCTACTACCTGAAAATATTAAATTTGGGTTAATCCAAAATACATTATCAAAACCAGTAGATGCTATAAAATTGTATCTGATTAGTTCCTTTACTGCATCGTTGTAAGTGCGTTTATCTTTTATGTTGCATTTGGTCATGTATAGTTTATAGTTTATTTTAATGTAGTCTTCATTACTGTTAAGTTGGTGAATGATGTACATGTATAGCCTCATTGCTTTATCTGATAGGTTACAGACTATATCGGTAATACCTGCACAATGATAGATTTTAGTCGTTTGTTGACGCTCTAATAGTTGACTAATAGGTATCATTACACCGTCATTAGATAGCTTAAATTTACCGCTATCAGTGCGTTTTGTAACTTCAATAACCAGGCTGTATGAGAATGGGTTTTGCGTGAGTTGTTCGGGGTTAAATTTGGTTATTGGCACGTTCTTGTTGGTTTTTGTGTTAACATTCTAAATCCTGTAATTGCTACTGTTTTTGTTTCCTTTGGCTTTGTTGGTGGTATGTAATCAATCTTTTTAAATTCGCCTTGTAAATGTTCTGGCTGTGGCTTTGGTATGTATTTGCGTTTGGGTTTCTTTTTCTTTATTACCCTAGTAGATGCCACTTTGTTTTTCCATCTGCTTGACGCAAAAAATGCAGATATATTTCTGATACCCGAAATCCTAATAATGTCTATTTTGTTTCTCTTGGCAAAATCATCTTTTATCCTATCTCTATCCTTTACATCAATATTGGCATGATATTTTATACCGTCATACTCAATGATTAAATTGAATTGAGGTATGTAAAAATCATAGCGTAAAGGGGCATTCGTTAGTGGATTAACAAGCCCTGTAAAATTAACTTCACGCTCAAATTTTATCCGTTCACTTTGTAAATGTTTCATTATTAACCGTTCGCTATGTGACGGCTCATTGTTGGGATATGTTGTGTACTGCATACCTTAAAGATACGCATTTTCATGCAGTATTTGCATGTGTATGCAGTATTACAATAAAAAATATCTCAAAATAATCGGTAATTAATTAGGATTGTATTACAAAGCGTATTACCTTTGATAAAAATAACACACAATGGCCACACAAAGAGAAATACTAAAAGTAAGTAAGAAAGTAGGCGGTAAATTCGTTGAAATTAAATGCCAAAACGAATTGGCAACATTCCACAAAAACAAGGCATTTTATAACGATTGGAGCGATAAAAGCAGTGATGAACTTAACTCATTTATAAATAACTTTTGCAAAGAAAACAATCTTACCGTAATTGCTGGCCTAGTTCCTGATGAGTGCTGCAAAACTGAAAATTACAAAAATTTATCTTTACAGTTTAATAGGTCTTTTGCGGCCCTTAAAGATTTCAATGGCCAATACAAAGTTACCTATGGCCGTTTCATTATTATTAAAAATATCTCAAAATAATTCCACAATAATATACTTTGTATTACTTTTTGGATTACCTTTACATCATCAAACAAACAAACAACTAAAAACACACAAACGATATGACACAAACAATCACACCAGCAAAAAACACTACTTTCCAGTACGCTGACGATAAAAGCAAAACATTTAAAATATACGGTTTTTGTGGCGATATGATTTGCGCTTCACAATTAGGTAAAAACGGTGACTACCTTAAACCATCACAAAAAACAATGAAGGCACTACCTATGTCATTTTGGAATAAAGGAATTGAAACAGGCTTTATAATCACACTCTAACTAACCCCACCCAGGGCGCAGCATCTTACACTGCATTAAGGATATGGAATACACAAACATTATACGTAACGGAGATATTTATTTAAACGTGTTCAACAACGGTAATTTAGGGCTACCAATGATAGCAAACATACCAATGGAGAACGAAGCTAAGGTACTTGCATTGTACGGTAATCAGCCAAATTTCACTATTGAGTATTGCGGTTGCAGATACATTATGAACTGGGTAGTAGGTAGAGAACCAAACTATTTTAAATCATGCTAAAAATAGTTGTACTTTTATTTGGTTAGTAATACAACTTGAATTAACTTTGATAAAAATTAAACAAAACACAAAATGAGATACACAGCACAGTTAATCGAAATTAAAGAAACTACTATCTACATGCAAGATGGTATAGTAATAGCAAAACCTGAAAACGTTTTACTCCATGCGATATATGGAGAAACAAAGGTTATGAAAACAGAAACAGTAATAGCACGTTGGAACTTAAAAACCAAAAAAGAGGCTGATAAATTATTTTGGGATTTCTGCACAGAAAACAATGCAGATTTTAGGAACTACTATGTAGTATTTGATAATTAACCTTTTCGGGGTGCAGCATCCGTACAACTGCAAAACTTTTCAAAATAAATTAGGTTAGTAATCACAAACAAAAACACACATTTATGAACACACAATTTAAAATAGGGCAAAAAGTAAGAGTAATTACCGCAAGTACAGGAACTGATTTAAATGTAAGCGGTTGGGTAGGTGAAATTATAGAAGTACAATCCGATAACTTTATAGGTATCAGATTTGAGAATTACCCACTATTATACTGCTTTTCTGATGACGGAATTACGCTGAATGTAGAGATACTAGGGGCTGATACAGATAATCCCGTAATGTGGCGTAAAATTGACGCAAACGATATACCAATAGATACTGTTGTAGCTATGCACATTGATGAACCTACGCAAATGTTTACAGGAACATTAGAATTAGATAGGCATGATATAGTCACAATCGAAATAACCAAAGGTGCTTGGGTGTCAGGTTTCACCCACTACATACCACTATCCGACCTGATTAATTTACCTATTCAACAATAACCACATGATACGCAAAATAATAATATTCCTAACGCTGCTGCTACTTGCGGCACTAATACAAAACTTTTAACAATGCCTAGAACAATCATAAGTAAGGTAAAAGTTTTACAAATTTATCCTGATGCGGAGTGTATAGCATCTAATAAAATTGGGTTATTTAGAATAATAGGGAACGGTATAAAGTTTGATAGGCAAACCAGCGAACCTAAAGCATGGGCAAACGCATGGCAAATTATCCGAGCAGAACAACGAAAGAAACAAGGTAACGCACCAAAAGAGATTACCACCGTTAGAATAAAACCCACTGTAAAAGCTAACATAATAAAAAAACATGGTAGCGTTCAAAAGTGGGTTGATAGTATGACACAGGATTTTTTAACCAAATAAATATAACAGAAAATGACTAAAGTAAAATTTATAGGCAATGAGCCTACAAAGGAGAGTAAACATATTGAACTTGTAAAGTATTACGCATCAGACGCTAAATTAAGTGAGGCTTCCGATTATTGGTTATTTTGCGAATTAGCAAAACTAAACGCAAAAGACGGAATGGATTTGATTATTTGCTATGACTTAAATAGCCGTATAGGTATTCCTTACCTCGGTCACTGGAACGATGGCACAACCTCAAACAAAGAAACCGTTTGCACCGTATTAGGCGAAGATGTGGCGGTCAAGAAAGGTAAGGGTATTGAGTTTGTGAAGCTGGTAAACTCAGAAATAGACGACCTTATTTTTGTAGAACCCAGTAAAAAACCACACGAATTTAAACACATAGAAGTCATCAGGCATGGCAAAGCAGATTGTCTTGACTTATTTTTTGCCTATGATTATTTGGGCGTTACAGACAGGCAATTTGGATTTCTTTACCTCGGTCACCTCAATGACGGGTTTGTAGAATAACCACAAAAAGGCGCTATCATTTTATTAACTCAATTTGTTGATAATCAATTACTTATAATTTTACAACACTGATTTTTGCATAAAAAGGCGCTATCAAATTAAAGCCCCCATATCTTTCGATTTTGGGGGCTTTTTTGTTGTTGGTAGGTGTTATCCCCATTGCTCTGCCATAGCCTTTGCAATGCCGGGGAATGTTTTACTTCTAACCTTTGACCTTTCACTTTGTGGCATACTTAACACCTCAGCTGTATTCATCCATAACCCACCATTTTTTGTCATTTCTCCCTTAAATACGTGCGTTACAGAACTGTTAAATAAATTTGCTATCTTGTTGTGGTACAATTTAGGTAATCCTTTTAGCCACAAACAAGTAGCCTTACTAAAACTGTCACCAAAATAGTAAGGTTGTATTATTTGTGTAGGCTTTAAAAATTCCATTACATACCCTCTTGGGTTTTCTATTGCAACCTTTGGTATATTACAATTTAATAGTGACAAAAAAAACTCTTTTGCTAATTCTCTTTTTTCAAACCTTTCAATAGCTTTTTGACCGTACTTTTCAATATTCAACCATCGATTACCTACATAGCTAAGGTATGTACAAGGTGGGAAAAATATACCTAAATCCCACTTATCAATAAATACAATGTTCCCGAATTGTGTTACAAAATACCCACCTTTGATGACCTCAAATATATCTGCTTGTATGTGCCATTCGGGATGTCCTCCACTACACTCTTGTATATCACAAGAATAAGCGTTATGACCCTTTTTACGCATTTCAATACATACAGATTGGCTTTCTTCACACCCTAATATAATGTTCATGCTTTATACTTTTTAAGGTAAACAATCGCCTCAGCAGTAGCCGTAGCAAGCGTTATGTATTCACCGTTGATTGGTAGTTTAACTAAAGCCGAATTAATATTATAGCACCTATCTGTTAGGTCTGATATATCATCATGGCAAGGGCTATCAATCAATTCGTGCATAACCTTTACCGCCACCCGATGCAGTATGTTAAGGTCGGTAAGGTAGTTATTAAATAGTTGGGTATGTTTTTCTTGAGCTATATCCCACCCATCATAAGATACCAGTTCCGTTATTATCTCGTTAGTTGTCATTGTTTATATTTTTCAAAGTGGAAAATTACATCGTTTGTTACATCTGCTACCATACCGTAATCCTTACACAAACTGTATTTACTGTTAAGGTATTGTAGCTGCTTATGTACCACCGCTATATGTATCCTAAACTGCTCAATACTCTTACTCCCCTTACGCCTCTTACACCTCATGCAAGATGGGTATATACTATCTGGTGTGCTGTCTAGTTTTAATGTGGCTAGGGTTAGTTCATTACCGCAGTACGCACATTTACACCCATACTTTTGCAACACTATAAGACGTTCCGATTGTGGTATTCTGATTTGTGTTTTCATGTGTTTATTTTAAAATGGGATATCTGATACTTTTTTATTTATACCTGCATGTGGGTTATCGGGAATTTGCTTCATAAATGGGTCAGGCTCTCCGATTGCCTCATATTTGCGCCTATCAATGTTATACTTAAATTCTGCCATGCCTATTTTACCCAACCAACTATAACGCACTTTTTGAACATATATTTGTACGGTTTCGGTATCTCTGTACACTACTATTCCGTTATCTGCTTTGTTGTAGAAATGCGCACTACCTGAGATACTGTAAAGGTTTGGAACTTCATATTTACCATTAACCTTTGGCATCTTGGTAGGGTGGGCAATTAAAAATAAATGTACATTGTATCTTATGCAAAACGCTTTAATTTTGGTAAGTGCATCGCTTACATATTTCGTTTCGCTTTGTCCGTTTTGTGCCTTGTATTCGATGTAGTTCCAAGGGTCAATTAATACGCCTCTTATGCCACGCCTCAATACCAATTCTGCACACTTTTCAAGTATCCCATCAAGCGTAACATCTATGGTGTTTATGTTAATAAAGTTAAATCTATCAGATACAAAGTTAATAGCATCTTCATACTCTGTTACATCTATCCTATCAGTTTCTTTATACCTTTTAGAAAAAGCCTTCCCAGCGTGTTTTTCCATTAGCTTAGTAACGTGTAGACTTGCAGGTTGATTTTCAAAACTACATACCGCAAATCTCCAATCATGTACCCTAGCAAGTTCAGTAATTATGTAGTCTGTAAACTCGCTTTTCCCTGCTCCTGGCGTTCCTGTAATCACTGTAAATTGCCCTAACATGAACTGTAGCAAGTTGTCAAAGTTAGGTATGCCACTTTTAAAACCGTTTGGATAGCCGTTCACATAAAAGCTATGCACATCTTTATAAATATCATCTACATTTACTATACCTTCTATTGGAAATTCTATAGCTGATGTAATCGCATTTAGTACCGCATCTGCATCATGTTTAACAAGTATCTCATTAGCATCTTTGCAGCCTTTGTAATCCGTTACCATGTAGCAACGGTCATACCCTAACCGTCTACCTAATTCATCACGTAAGCGTCTGCCTGCTTCATCATTATCGGTAAAAATAACAATCTGCTTTATATTCTCAAATTCTTTGTAGCAGTTATCGAGGTATTCCAATTTCATAGCCCCTGTAACATTTGCACCGTTTGGAACTGATACCACCGCATTTTTAAACCCCGATTGCGCCACGCTTAAAGCATCAATTTCACCCTCAACAATTACCGCATACTTTGCACTTTTAAGGCTATCAAGGTTGTAAAAAATAAGTTCAGCATCCTTTTCAAGTTTAAAATCCTTATCCTTTGCCCTGTACTTTACATTTATCAATTCACCATCTCTAAAATAGTTAAAACATATCGCCTCAACTTCTGCTTTACTTTTAGGCATCCACTCTAATTTTGTGCATACCTTAAATTCTGCCAAAATTTGCCCCGATATTTTCCGAGAGGTAAAGTAGCTAATGGCAAGGGGTGAAAGGTCAAATTTGGGCTGCTGTGGGCGTTTATACACACGTTTGGGCTGTGGCTTATCTTCCTCGATTGGAATATTGTACCTTTTTGCCAAAATTTCGAGTGCTTCGGGGTATGTTTTGTTTTCGTGCTTCATGACGAACTCGATAGCATCGCCACTTGTACCACACCCAAAACATTTATAAATTCCCTTAACTGGGTGAACTTTAAATGACGGGCTTTTTTCGTTGTGAAAAGGGCAACATGCTTCATAGTCTGTACCGCTTTTTTTTAGTTTGACATAATCGCCTACAACCTCTACTACGTTTGCAGCCTGTTTTATCGCCTCTATTGTGTATGTTGAAATCATGAGTTATTGCGGTTGTGCCAGTTGCGAATGGTTAAATATGCAGATACATTTTTTTTATGTAAGTCCTTATAATTTTCCATAGCCTGTACCTGTTGAAAAATAGCATCTTTGCCTATTTCATTGTAAAGTTTATCGTATTCATCTGCTGTTATTGGTTTCTCCATTGCCATTACTCTAGGTGCATTGCCT